CAAATCTTGAGTATGGGGTACCGTCAGGGTACTTACCAATCATTTCAATTGTGGTTCCTGGAGTTAAAGATGTTGACGTGAATATATCGTAATTTTTTATTTTTCTATAATCTGAACTTAATAATAATTTCATTATTAACGGCCCGAATTCTTTATTTAAAAGATTGTAAGCGGGTTCAAATGATTCGAAATAAACTTTTGTCTTAGTGAAAACATCATTAACTAAATCATCATATGTTAATGTTGTTGTACCCTTTCCAATGTATGTTCCTAATTGTGGTTTTACACCTTCAGTAGTGTTACTTGAATCCACCGCAGGTTCTTCCGCCACCTGTAAACCTTCTAAGAACCACTTAGTAAATTCTTGTACTGTTCTTCCACTTATACTACCTACAGTTACGGTTGATCTCTCATCGTACATTTCCGTATTAGCATAGAAGTTAGACGATAATGCGTTTTGTAATCTTTCAACAGGTTTAGCCAATCCTTGACCTCCAATAAAGTTAACTTGTAACGATACGTTGGCTAACATTGGTTGTACACCAATACCTTCTGGATTTAAATCCCAGGTACTATCTTCAAATGTTATACTGATATCTCTAATAATAATTTTAGAGTGGTAAAAATCACCAACTCTTAGTACACAAATTGGTGGTGGTCCGAATGTTGTATTTCTTGCGTTTAAATCCAAAGCCTCAGATAAACCTTTAATTGGTATAGTATCTCCAGGTCTAAGACATTGTTGTAAAAATGTTAAACGTGCGTTTAATCCTTCAGGTGTCATCGAGTGAAACCCTGGGTGAAAATATTTTAATTTTTCTTTTAATGAACCAAAAACAACTGGGTCTTTTTCTTCCAATATTTTAAAATAATAACATTCAGACAATGTCTTCATTATTATTCTCTTCATTGGGTCTATTTGTGGTTTTTTTCTACCTGAAGGTAGTTTCTCTTCTCCGTCAGGAACTAATCTAGTTCTTGGTGGAATAACATCGGGGTTTGGTTTTTGAGGTTCTTGAGGTACAACAGCTTTAGTATAATTGAATTCTACTTTAGATTGTCTACAACCGAAAGCAATTGCACTATTAACTTTTAATGATTTTGATTTAAATTCATTATCACTACAACTTTTATTTTCTTCGTTTGCAACTTTTTCTCCTGCGTTAGTTGCTTTGAATATTAAATTACCTTCTTTATCTGCGAATCCTAAATCTTTAAATGATACAACCCTTTCTAATTTAGTTGCCGTGGTTGGTGAACCTTTTGGTATATTCACCCAATTAGCTTTACTAACGTCACCACCTAACTCTCTAACAATATCTTTAAAAATACTGTGACTTCTTCTTATTGATAATTTATAATTGTAGGTATCATCAGCAACCGCAGAACAAGACGATAACGCAGTAATTGTAATTTCTTGTACTTTACCTTTTGTTATATCTTCTTTTAGTGTTGCAATTTTTGTTTTATATTCGTTATAATTTGTAACACCTTTATCTATTTGTTTTTGTAATAAATCTTTTTGTTCGGTAATCTTTGCCGCGTGAAGTGATGGGTCTATTTTACCATCTGGTGTTCCTATTAATGTTTTTATATCTTTTCTCGCATTATCCGCAGGTCCTGTTGTTCCATTAAACGCTAAAGGTAATAATGTATTTAAAGTTTCCTCTAATTCTGCCTTAGCTTTATCTTTATATGTACCACCTGATTGACCAATTGATTGATTGTATAATGTTGTATAATCCGCAGCTGAAGTATAATCTCCATCACCACTTGGCCTGTCATTTGCAAACAATAATGAAGTTTTTAATTTAACCCCTTCAATTTTAGTTGGTTCAGTCTTAGGTGTTTCAGTTGGTATAGGATCGGATTCAACTCTAAATTTTTTAATTGATATTGGATCAGATCCACCTTCAAGATATTCTTTTATTTTTTTAGCGTCGTCCGAGGTAATTGTTGTGTATCTTTTAATTAAATCATAAAAATCAATTTCTTCACAACCAGCGAAAAATGCATTAATGTAGTTATCAGAATCTTCATCTGACATTCCTTCAAAATGTTCTCTAACTAATAAGTTTAAGATACTTGGGTGGTCTACAACAACTTTAAATGATATTTGACCACTTCTTGATGTATTTTGATATGTGTAAATTGGTTCTGGTCTTCCTAAAAAACTATTTTCTTCCCATTTAGCACTATTTTGTTCTGATACCTTTAAATCATATGGTGGGAACCACATAACTCGACCTCCGTTTGGTCCTCTTTCACAATATGGTAAATCTAAAACTGTAAACCCTGGTAGTGTTGAAGATTTCCAAGCTAAGTTTTCAATTGAAAACATATATTTTTTAGCATAAAACCCTTCACCTCCGTAAAGGTCTTTACCCTTTTCACTTTTGAATATGTTTGTAGATTGGTCAAATGATTTTTTACCATTTGACATTGGTGCGATGTTTAAATTCCAGGGTGTGGACATTACACTATCATCATATTTTCTAATATTACCCGTTCTTTTCATAGTATCCGAGTAATTCATATATGACCTATCTTTTGTCCATACTCTACAAAATTCAATTCCACTTTCTTCACCAGAATTGTTCTTAATATATTTCACTGCAGATCCTCTTGACATCATAACGTCACCTTCTTTAAAGAAACGACTTGTTTGGTCAATAACATTTGCAACGTGAGATCTTGCTGACCCTCCATTATTTGGTAAGGTATCTAATATTTCTTGGGTATATCCTAATATTGAATCTTCTCTAAAATCAAATTTTGTAGATAAAGTATCTGAGTATGTTGATTGTTCTGTACCCCATTCTTTATTATGTGTACCAATTTTGTTTTTAGAATTTTTACTAATCCAAGTTAAGTTACCTGTAATTTTACCTCCTTGAGATATGTTCTTATCTCTTTGAAATAACTCCGCTTGAACGGGATCAAACATTAAACTCAAATAGTAACTACTTCTAACTTGTCTATCGTTAAAATCCCCCATCGCATATTTGACATCGTCTCCTCTGTCATCACCAATGTAGGCAACTCCTTTAGGTGCTTCAACACCTAATATATTTTTAATTCCTTGAGCAATTTTATCAACAAAACTAAACACTTTCGATGAGTTTTGTGATCTTGCTGTTGTGGTATAATTTGGTGCGTATTTTGAATATGATAAATTATCATATAATACATTCTTTTGACCTTCTCCCAAATATTCAATCATCAAATCTGATGGTTTCCTATCTAATTTTGGTCTTCTTTGTATTCCTATTAATGAACCTAATGCTCCTGTGACATCTTGCCAAACTTTACCTAATTCGGTTTTAGCTTGTGGTCTAACGTTAATTGGGTTTCTTGGGTTACTTAAATAATCTCCAGGTATTTCAGACCAAGGGAATTCTACCCCTGCAACTGTTTGTAAAAAGTCAATCGCTTTACCTGGAAGGGTTTTAGCAACAGTAATTTTATTGTTCGATTCAATTAATGGTTCTCTACCTGTAATTAAATTAATTGCGGTTGCTGTATTACCATTTAACGCATCTAAAATTCTTAATCTACCATTTGTTGCCGCCTCAATATTTCTATTAATTCTTGAAAAAACTGGACCACTTTGGTTCAATCTCATATTCAAAGCGGCAAACTTCATTAACTCTGATTCAGTATCATAATTGTCTGTTGACATAATACTGATAAAGTTATAGTTACCCGAATTGAAATATGGGTATAGTTGTAAATTTGCTCGTCTTGGGAGTGTATCTAATGTCTCTGTGACAAAGTACTCCAACGGTTTGAATATGTTCGTATTTTGGGTCTGTAATAGGTCTGTTGCTCTGTTTTGGTCAACTTCAGGTAAATCTGGGTTAGCCATTTCACTTAGAGTTTGAATTGTATACGAGCTTTGAGTAAACGTTTGAGGACCGTTAGGTCTATTCAACGTTTTACTTAAGATGTAATCTCTAAATCTTTTTGTAGAATCAAAATCTAAGTAGCTTGGCATTATATCGCTTTTCTAATAAATAGAGGTTTATACGAAATATTAAATCTGTAGGGATAGATAATCGTTCGGGTTCATAGGTTCCAAATTATTGTTGATTATAATTTGTTTATTCTTGTCATATTTTGTACTATTTTGGATTTGAAGATATTCGGCCGCGGTCATAGGTTTATCAGTACTAGTCGTTTTATCTTCTTTTGTTGCCGTTTTTGGTTTATTATCAACCTTTAACGCTTCTTGTTTTTTGTTAGAGGCACTACCCTTTAATATTCCCGATAAACCTTGGTTTCTAACTGTCTCCACCATTTCACCCGCTTTGTTTCCTTTTTCACCTTTAAGCGCCCCACTAAGATACTTATTAGCTTCTTTTATGTAACTATCCGCAGTTTCTCCTGGTCCAACCATAGCTTTAGCGAATTGAACTTTTAATATTGTTAAAATTTCATTTGTCTTTAAAACTAAGTTTTGGGTTTCGGTAAATTGATCTCTTGCAACTTCCTCAATACTCATTCCCTCTAATTTCTTCGCGTTTTCTTTTAATATATTTGCTTGTTCTTGTGTTAACTTATCTAACGCAATAGATTGAGCTCCACCAAATTCTTTTGAAATAGATGAAACATCAATTGTCATTGTACCATCTTTCATTCTAGCAAGGTTAGTAATAAATTCTGTTTGTTTGTCATCTAATTTTAAACCTCTACTCATTAATGCCGAAGCCGCTGATGATCTCTCAGCGGCGGCAATTGCCCCTTTCGATAATTCTTGATAACTGATTCCCAATTCGGCAGCCATTGCTTTAGCCCTTCTTAAATTTACACCAGTAATTTCAAATCTACCTTGTTCACTATTATATGTGGATAAAGACCCCGCAGCACCAATTAAAGCATCTTGTAACCCTTCAACATTATTAGTTGCGTCATACATCATCTTAAGTGGGTCACCAAAATCACCAATTGCACCACCTAACACTTGTAAATTAGCGGATAATGATATTGCACCTTCTGGGTCCATAACCTTATCTGCAATGGTAAACACTTCATTCATACTCATTCTGAATTCGGTTGCCTTTTGTACCATTCTAGTTAAACCTTGTATACCGTTTTGAAAACCATATTCATTTAACTTACCAATATTTGCTCGAATTTCATTAACAGTTTTTTTACCGTTTAATCCTAACTCTATCGAACTCTTACCCGCTTGATTAATTGCTTCTAATGATTTTTCTGCTCCAATACCAACTTGTTCAAATGTTGAGAAAACTTTTGACATTTCCGTTAAGTCCCCAACGAAAGCTCTTGATGTTTTGGCGGTATCCGCCACTACGGTTGCGTTTAATGTTGTAAATCTTCCTGTTTCTTCAGCAAGACCAACCATTAAATCACTTACTTGTTGAAAACCATAACCCATTGAAACAACTCCAGGTAATGACGCAACAATTTCTTGTCTATAATTTTTTGATAAATCTCCCGCAACCCCTAATTGGGAATTGATTTGAGCTCTAAGTTCTACTTCTTTTTTTAGAATATCTTCAGCACCCACCATTGCTGCTCCCGCTAAATTTTTAATCAAAGCGGCGGTTCCGTCAATAATTCCACCATTTTTACCAAAGAACTTTTCTAGTGTTTCTACTCCCGCACCTAAGAAAGTTTTTAAATCAGTAATATCAGTACTAGGACCCATAGTTAATTTACTACTGAAGTCTTGTATTCCACCTATACCATTAACTAATTTACCCGCATCGCTATTTGAATTTCCTCCACCACCTCCACCATCATTAGTTTTAGCGTTAGGGTCTATACTAAGATAGAATTGAAATTTATTTCCTAAAGTAGCTCCGTCCGTTTTGCCAAATTTTCTAACGTACACTTTTTCAAACTCGTCGGAACCTTTTCTAGCTGCTTTAGCTAATTCTATATCTGATGCATTCATACATATAAATAGATTAAGTTGTGGTTTCTAATTCAATTAAATAATTGATATAGTACCTCCTTATGTATATTGGCATAGACATAACATCCCCATAGGAAAACCCTCTTTTAACCAAGAATAAAATCTCGTCTAATTGTCCCTTCTTATACTCCGTAGAAAGGGCGAAAAAACTCCACCCCAAAGCCAATTTCTACATTGACAAGTTCTCCTGACGGGGCGGTTACTGATTTTACTAAATCTAAATTTGGTTTATGTTCTTTTACGAATTTTCTGAAGTCTTGAGAATCTTTGATTGGCATCTGTTCAACAAAATTGTGGATGTTCATCAGGTCTCTATTACCAGCGATGGATTTAATCATCATTTCTAACTGTTTGGTAACAATCGGTGCAACACCAATACCGTTCCAACTCTCTTCAATTTTTTCAATTTCTTTAAGTTGTTTTTTAGTTAAAAATTTAAAAGTAATGTCGACATTTGATTTTGGGAAATGGAATTTAAATTCTCCCATTTCATCTGGAGCCAATGTGAAGTCTTTAAATGTTATTTCACTTAAATCCACTACTGCAGTGAATTCTTCATCATTTTTCGGATCTCGTAAATAAAATGTGTATTCTGGACCAAAAGATGTGTTTCTTAAAAATATAAGAATTGCACTTCTATCTTCATCTGATAGTTCGTCTATTGGTAGGTCTTTATCTAATATTTTTCTTTTCAATAACTCCTCAATAACTGTATTGGTTTTAAGTAAGTTTTGAGCGGATAAAATATTCTCATCGGTAGCGGTTAAGTAAGCCACTCGAACCGATTTTTTCTTGTTTGTGTAATGAATACCTTTAGAAGGAAGTTCAACTACATCATATGCGATTGTTGGGTCTATTGCAAATTGTTCCATAGTGTTAATTTACTTAATAACTATGTGAAAGTAAAGATTTAAAATAAAAAACCAACAACCCATTAGACAGATTTACTAATTCGGTTGTTGGTTTAATAATATTATGTAGAAAATGGTATTAGTATACTTGAATACATCTATCCATTCTCAATGTACATTGGATAGTTGCGATTGCATCGTTGTTGTAATCCAAATCACCAAAGTTTAAGTCGGTGATGAATGTACCTTGAAGAATCCATTTTTCAACCACAACTCCTGTTGGGTCTAACATTTCCAATTCAATGTCTTTTTTATATCCAGCAGCATATCCCATTCTACCTGTTACTGATTCTGCGTGTAAACGGAACCATTCCATTAAAGCTTGTGATGCTGAAGGACCAATTGGGTCTTTAAATGTAACTTGAAGAGCTTCCCAAGTAAATCTACCTGCAACGTAAGTTGAAGTGTTTAAGAAAGGAATCTCAACCGAGTTAATTTTAGCACTAGGTCTTTTAGCTGAAGTAACATACCATTCGTTGATACCCAATGATGAAGGGAATCTAACAATGAATCGGTTAACTCTTTTCGGTTCGTAAGGAACCGGCATTTTCATTAGTAAATCTGCCATTTTGTATTTGTTAAGTTTTTAGTTTATCTTTCATATAAATATAAGCCAAATGGAAAATAATCTTTTTTTGGTTTATTATTGTCTTGGGCTTGATTATGTCAATTATTTTTCGTAGTTTTTTACAATACCACTATAAAAAGCTCTAGAATAAATTACTTAATTAATAAAATAATTAAAATATTATTAATAAATACTAGAATATACACTTCCACAGTACTAATATAAGCAAAAAAGTATAATTATTATAAAAAATGGTTCCTTGTGGAACATATACATTTTTAATAGAAAAGGGGTCCCGTAAATGGAACCCCTTTCTGTTTATATCTC